TTTTATACTGTGAATCCCCATTAAACTCTTCAAGTGAATATAAAGAATTATAAACTCCTTCAAGTTTAGTATCATCACCACCTAAGAATTCAGATACTTCCCCGAACTCAGAACGATCATAGTTACGATAACCTTCTACTTTACGAATCTTTAATTTAAAGTCAGCCCCACCCCAAAAATCAAATGGATTTAACGGTGTATCATCTGGAAACTCAGGTTGCATGGCTTCTGTCAACTTGTCGAAGATCTTCTTACCATATACATACATGAAAGTTTTACCTTCATTCGCAGGATTCGCAGGATCTGATACAATGTAAATATTAGATACATAATGTAGTCTACGTTTACGAGTACGAACCAACTCTTTATCAGAATCGAGACCTGAGTTCCATAGAACTGTATTCATCTCAGATAATGGATCTTGCTTACCAATAGAGGTAAGAGAGCGTTCAATATACCATAAACCACCTGGTCCTTGGAAACCGTGATCCCAGTAACGTACCCATGGCACATCTTCACCTTCCGCAGCTGGTAAAAATCTAAATACTGCATAACCATTACCTGACTTATCTACAGCTGGTTTCCAATACTTATCGGCATCCTTATCCCAATCGTTGTTTTTATTACCTGATACAGACTCTGCAGCCTTTACCATAGCATCGATTTGAGTCTTTCTGTTTTGTTTCATTGATGAAAATGACATTTACTTCTCCTGTTTCGTATTTAATTATATTACAATGTGTAGTCTATTGGATTAGAGTCAGAGTTAGACGAACTGACTTTACTTTCTATACTATGTATTATACACTATATTGAACCCTTTGTCAAGTGATTATTTCAAGATTTTCCATATGAAATGTTCCTCGACCATCAATACCTTCAAACTTAATAGATGCTAGATTAACAGACACTATCTCCTCAATGATACCTTTATCAGTTATCTTGAATTGATGTTCATCGCGTCTAACACGAACTGATGTGCCTACACCTACTCCCCAATTAGAAAAGAACTCTTGATACATTGCAATGAGGGTTCTTTCTTTGTCTATATCTGTTTTATTCATAATTATTACTCGAATGTGTTTAATACTACATTTTTATATTTACTGATATCTGTTATGTCCATTAGATCAGCATATCGTTTTATTCTAAATCCGAGATTCTTAAATGTGGCATGTTTAGATAATGAAGCTTCAGATCTATTAACAAACCCAGTTAACTTATTGAGTATTACAATAGACTCAATAGATATATCAGATACTTTAAGAATCTCAGGGACTACTATTTTCTTTCCCCATTTACCCATTACTTCAGACTCTTTACAATCTAACCAAGAACCTAGATCAATATTACGATTAGACAATAGATCCATATCTTCCCTGAATGTATATGTAAGGGCATCGTGTACCTTTCTATGCTTATCATAATTATCTGTAGTCATATCACCTACCCAATTAACTCCCTCTATGAAGTTATAGGTATAGAATCCCTTCACATCATCTGAGTGATGTTTGATTGCATAATTGTACTTGTACTTATCTTTTCGTTTAAAGAATCCTTTAGGTGTAACAGAGGTTTTATAGTTATACTTAACTGCATTATATGACTTCGAAGTAAAGTGTAATTTAAGTGCCTGATACATCCTAAAGGAATTATATACTGCTTCAGATGAAAAGTCCTGCATACTCATATAGGTAGTTTATTACCTGTTGATTCAATTAATTTAAGATTAGCTGCATATGCTGATAACTTATACTTTAATGGTTTTGACATATATTTTGATGAATCGGATGGATCAATATTATTCTGATCACATATCATTAGAATAGCATCAATTAGATCTCCCCCATTAGACACCACCAGTTTTTCTACTAGTTGTGTAAACTTCTTTTGATTAATCTGCCGTGATTTTAGTTCTGCCTCAATACTTAGTCCTGATGTGCTCATGTAAATGCCTTTAAGATAATAGTTGATGTGTTGACTCTACCTGTACCTGTTGTAGTTACAGTTTTTGCCATAGACTTAAATTTCTTAATCCACTGACCCTTCCTTGACTTAATAAGCTCTTTTAATTGCTTATCAGGTTTTCTTAATCTTCTTTGTTCCGAAGAATCAAATCCTTTGATAGTTGTGCCGACTATAGTCATGCCACCATCTGATGTATAATATGTTAACATCTTTGTTGCTGTATTATATAACCAAATCTCTTTAGCATCAATCATATTCACTGGATTGATTGACTTAATAGATAGTTCAGGAAACAAGTCTAAGTACTTCAGTTTTTCAACTATCTTAGTTGCTGGAACTATCTTTTTCTTCCTGACAGGTTTAACCGCTATACCGTATGCAGAGACTTCTTCAATCATTGTATCAAAGAACTTAATGACTTTATTCTTTTCGGTATTAGTATAGTTGGAATATCCTTCTTTCATATCCTTATCAGTCTTTGACACAATGAATTCATCTCTAACAGAGACTGCCCAGACAATAATATCTTTAGTATATGATGATTTAACATTCATTCTACCAAGGGCATTTGTTGCTGAATACTTCATCTTAAACCCAGAATCTAAAAAGTTCTCAAATGCGTTATCCATTTCAGTGATATACTCATTAAGCTTAATAGCAGTGAGCTGTTGAATAGTTAACACTTTCTTAGTAGATACAGTAGTGACAACTTTAACCTCTAAACGATCTACGAAGTTATCCATATATTCTTGCAGACGATAATCACCTTGATCACGTGCTAATAATCTACATACACCACCAGCTGTTTGCTGTGATACCTTAGAGGTTAATGATTTATTTGATTTGATTGATTTTAGATAAGTGTTTAAATACTTAGTGATTGTTTTAGAATCAGTCATAGTATTATACCAATTCAAAGCTGCTAATAACTCATATTGTTTATAACCTGATACTAACATGGGCTCGATTGATTCGTTCGCCCACTTTGCCCTAACTTTTGCTTTACTCATAATATAATACCTCGTTATCACTTCAACTAATAATTGGCGGAAAAGGTGGGATTCGAACCCACGGAAGGGATAAACCTTCGCTGGTTTTCAAGACCAGTTCTTTCGACCTCTCAGACACCTTTCCTTTAATTGGCTCCCTGTCGTGGGCTCGAACCACGGACAAGATGATTAACAGTCATCTGCTCTACCAACTGAGCTAACAGGGAAAAACTTTGTTTCCTTACTTTCTATACTATGTATTATACAGTATTTTTACTACTATGTCAAGAACTATTTTCATTGTTTTGAATTATAAAGTCCTCTTAACTCATAATCCACGGCTTCAGTATCTTCTAATATATTCATGTAATCAAGTAACTTTAATATATCTGATCTGTCATTACATCCATATAATTCTTTATAACATCTAAAGATTGTAGAGGATGTATCTTTAAACTCATAATGATCATACATTATACAATATGATGTGATATCAGTGATAATGATAGCCTTAGGACCATATCCATTAAAGGGTCTAATACCATCATTATTCTGAAATCCAACAATTAGTTTATACGTATTAGTATCGTGACCAACTAACCAGTTTTCCGGTATATCTTTAGACACTGGTAGTTCCCACCATTCTACACTTTTCATAATTATCATCCACCTATAAGTGAAATGGAGCTGATGATAGGAGTCGAACCTACGACCGGTTGATTACAAATCAACTGCTCTACCAACTGAGCTACATCAGCTTTCTTACACTAGTATATATACGATTAAAACTCTAGTACTTTAAACTTAGTCACATTTTCAGGTCTAAATGATCTCCAACCTTCAGCTTTAATATCCCAAACAGCAATGTTCTTTAATGAAATAGAATGACGCTCACCACCTTTAGGATGATGTTCTACTGGAATAATCGATTCATCTAAGGTACAAGTCATGATACGCTCATCACCATTAATCTTAGTAAATGTAACCTCACATACCCCTTGACCTAGATCTTCCTTTAGTGCTTCACGGTGTGCGTTAAATGCAATTACTTCACTTGATACTGTTGTTTCAACTTCTAATGTTTCCATATTATTCCTCTTCATAATTTATAAACATCATTTCGAAATACTCAAACGTAGGTTCTCCGTATAACTCAATGAATTCATCTTGGGGTAAATCTACCCACTCTTGCCCTAATCTAGATTCAGAAGCTTCTATAATAGCTCCCATTGTTTTACTCACCTTTACCTTCCTCATAAGCTCCCATAATAGATACTTCTTCGATGAGTTCTAAGTGATCTTTAGTTCCATCAAATGAGCTATCATAATCTGCATTATAGTCTGCATATGCTGATAGATTATCGATATCTTTTTCAGACATCTCATGCTTTTGTTTACGTTTAAGGGCAGCGGCTGCTTTAACCCCTTTAGACTTTAATACTTTTTTCCGAGATAATTTTTCAGTGATTTCTTTAATAGCAGTATATCTTTCATCTTTATTCATGTTCATGACTTCTCCTTATTATACCGAATCAGGTATATTAATTTCTTCATTATCATTGACAACTTCAGGTACAGTAGAAGCATCAAACTTAGTGTATAACTCTTTAAATGTATTTTTAGTATCTTCATCAAAACGAGAGATAGCTAAATCAATGGACTTCATACGATCTTCAAAGATCGAATAAGTTTGCACAATGTGACCTAACCTACGCGTAGAAATAACATCATCAACACCATCATCATAGAAGGTCTTACGGATGCCGTCTGCCCATGATACTAACAACTTGGCGAACTCTTCATCAACTTTACCAAACGCTCTCATGTGATTCATTAGAATCTTTTCTTCTGTAACAACTGGAGCGAATGGTTGTTCAATAGTAATGGTGAATCGTTCTAAGAAGGCTTCATCAATGATAGTTGCCGCTGAGAACTTACCAGACTCAGATCCTTGACCCTTAGTGTTAGCAGTAGCAATAACAGTGAAACCCGGTTTAGGTTCAATTAACTCCCCCGTTTTTTTAATAATAATTGGTTTACCTTCTAATACACCCTGAAGACACATGATTTTATTAGAACCACGATCAATCTCATCAATCAATAAGACTGCACCTAACTCCATGGCTTTAACCACTGGACCTTTCTCGAATACAGTATCACCATTAACTAAACGGAAACCACCAATTAAATCATCTTGATCAGTTTCAGGTGAGATTTGAACACGAATGAACTCACGCTTAGCATTAGCAGCTGCTTGCTCTACCATCATAGTCTTACCGTTACCGGATAATCCAGTAACAAAGATAGGGTAAAAGAAGTTTGACTTGATGATCTTTAAAATATCTTTATAAGATCCCCACTTCACAAAGTTCTTATCAACTACAGGAATATAAGACGGTGAAAACTCATTAACAACTTGAGTGATTTTTCTAATCTCAGTAACAATAGGTTTTACTGTAGGAACTGAAGTAGGTGCAGTTCTTTGGAGTGGAACTATCACACCTGTGATGTTGTATGTGCCACGGTCTACAGGTCTTAATGTTTTGTACATGGCTCCCGATAACGCAGAACCTGTAACAGCTGTGGACGCTTCATTGAGCTCTTTACGTGTATACACGGTTTTCTCAGGGTTATTGGATAACAAATAATCAACAACTTTCTCAATCTTTCTCATAATGTATTTACCTTTTCAATTAACTATAACGTATTATAACAAATATCAACATCCTTGTCAACACTTATTTTCATCTATTTTGAACAAACATACGGTTTGTTCCACTTTCCTGCTTGCATATTAATGTAGAACGCAGTATTGAAATAATCAGTGCTACTGTCTGAATCGTCAAACCACTTTTCACAACCCTCTACTTTGGTAGGAGCAGTCTTGATTATTTCAAGCATTTTCTTAAACACTTTAGCAACTGGAGCAGACCAGTTATCATCTAACCAATATTGATTAATTGGAGAATATTCATCAGTTGGATAATTAAACTCTGGTTGTAAATTTAAAGGACTTGCAAGCAGTGTAACATTCACACCACAACTCCCTTTTGTCACAGAGAATTTATATTTTGGGAATTCTTTTTTAAGTTCTTTACGGATTTCTTTAACTTCTAATGCAGATATATAAGCCATGATTTTATCTCTCTTTAATAATATAGGTTTCTCTCAAGTACATACGTATTATCTCACATCTAGGCTTCCATGTCAAGAACTATTTTCAATCTTTTTCAATATAGTTGACATCACTATGGCTTCCCATTTTTGTTTAGCCACGTTCACTATTGTTGCAACTTGTGCATTGGTC